AGGCGGGAATTGGCCGGAGGCAGGGTGGGCAACCCCTGCCTTCGGAGTTTTACGTACGCCCCACCCCGCCTTGCCCATCAAGGCCCTGCGCCACGCGCCCACCGCAAAACCAAGGCTGCACAAGCTCGCGCAAGGCCAATCCATCCCACCCAGTCTGCAATCCAGCTGCACGCGCCCCACGCCCATCGCGATCGCGACGCGCCAGGCTGAAGCGTAAAACGCGCCGCCGGCGCGGGCACGCGCTGCACTGTGTCCCCGCACGGGCGACGCACGCCGCGCGTTGAGCCATCGCGCACGACCGTCGAACATGAACGTCATCTCCACTGACTCACGGCTCGACACCTCGCCATGGCACACGACACGACATCGACAGGCTTCAGCGCCGCGCCCGAACGCGCGGCCATCGACGCTCGCGCCATCACGCATCGCCGGAGCCGCCCATGATCGTGCGCGCACTCCAAGGCGACACGGTCGATGCGCTGTGCTGGCGCTACTACGGCCGCACCGACGGCACCGTCGAAGCCGTGCTCGAGGCGAACACCGGGCTCGCCGATCGGGGCGTCGTGCTGCCGACCGGCACGGCCGTCTACCTGCCGGCACTCGACACGGTGACGAGCACGAAGCCGCTGCTGCAACTGTTTGACTGACCCCGGAACCGCCATGGCCGAACCCAACACCACCACCGCCGCCGCGCTGTCGACCGCGATCGGGCTCGCCGGCCTCGCGCCCGGCATCGACGGCAATGCGCTGATCGGCGCGTTCACGGGCGCCGCGCTCGTCGTCGTCACGTCGAAGGAGATCGGCGCCGCGCGGCGCGCGGCCTACATGCTGATCTCGCTCGTGATGGGCTACCTCGCCGCGCCGGAAATCGTCAACGCCACGCCGATCCATTCGACCGGCGTCGCCGGGTTCTTCGCGGCCGCGCTCGTGATCGCCGTCACGCTGCAGCTGATCGAGCGGGTCAAGACCTTCGACCTGCTGTCGCTGTTCCGCAAAGGGGAATGACATGCACCTCCCGCTTGCGCTGGTCGCACTCGCCGCGCACCTCGCCGCGCTCGCGCGCGTGCTCACCTACCGCCGCAACGGCGCGCGGCACCGCCGCCATGCGTCGTGGGTCGCGTGGGCGCTCGTCGCGGTGACGGGCGGCGCATCGATCGAGCTGGTGCTGCATGCGCAATCGGTGCGCTTCTTCGAAGCGGCCACCGCGGTGCTGCTGGCGATGTTCGTGTACGGCACGCGCGGCAACGTCGCGCGTCTTCTGCGGAGTGAGTAAACGATGAAGACCCGCCGCCTCGGCGACCACGGCGACGACGTGGGCCTGCTGCAACGCCGGCTGATCCGCGCCGGCTATCCGGTGCAGGTGACGCACGTCTACGACGACGCGACCGAAGCCGCCGTGATCGCGCTGCAACGAAAAACCGGGCTCGTCGACGACGGGATCGCCGGCCCCAAGACCTACGCCGCGCTCGCCACCGGCCAGCGCGATCCGCAGCACCTCGGCATCGCCGACCTTGAACGCGCGGCCCGCACGCTCGCCGTCCCGCTCGCGTGCATTCGCGCGGTGAACGAAGTCGAATCGCGCGGCGCCGGCTTCCTGTCCGACGGCCGGCCGGCGCTCCTGTTCGAGCGCCACGTGTTCTGGAAACGCCTGCAGGCGCGCGGCATCGATCCGGCGCCGCTCGCGGCCCGCCAGCCCGACATCGTGTCGACTGCGCGCGGCGGCTATCGCGGCGGCGTCGCCGAGTACACGCGCCTCGCCGCGGCCGAACAGACCGACGCCGGCGCGGCCTGGGAATCGGCGAGCTGGGGCGCGTTCCAGATGATGGGCTACCACTGGCAGCGCCTCGGCTACGCAAGCGTCGACGAGTTCGTCGCGCGCATGGAAAGCGGCGAAGCGGAACACCTCGACGCGTTCGTGCGCTTCGTCGCCGCGGACAGCGCGCTGCTCGCCGCGCTGCGCGCGCGCAACTGGGCCGCGTTCGCGCGCGGCTACAACGGGCCCGACTTCGCGGCGAACCTGTACGACGTGAAGCTCGCGCGCGCGTACGACCGGTATGCGTCGCAGCAGCCGCTTGCGGCGGCGAGCGCCGGGCCGGACGACGACGCGGCCGCCGCATGAGCGCACTCGCCGTGAAGCTCGCCGCGGGCCTGATCGCGCTTGCCGCCTGCGCGGCCGCCGTGCTGTACGTGCGCGCGCTGCACGCCGACCTGGCGGCTTCCCGGCAGCAACTCGCCGGCGCGCAGCAGGCGCTCGCCGCTCGCGACAGCGCGATCGAACGCCTGCAGCAGGACGCCGCCGACCGGGCCCGACAGCAGGCGCGGCTCGACCGCACGCAAACCGCGATCGCGTCGAAGCTCGATGCCGTTCGACTTGAAAACCGGAGATTGACCGATGAAAACGCCGCGCTTCGCGCCTGGGCTGACGCTCCTTTGCCTGACGATGTTGTCCGCCTGCAAACCCATCCCGCTCTCACCGGCGCCGACGATTACGTCGAACGCGTGCCAGACGGTGAGCCCGTGCACGCTGCCGGCGCTCGCGCCGCGCACCAACGGTGATCTCGACGCGGCGCTCACGAGCGTGACGGCCGCGTGGGCGACGTGCGCGGCCCGGGTCGACATGATCGCGGCGTGCCAGGCCAGCGCACGGCCGGCCATGCAAGCCAATACGGAGGCACGCCCCCATGAATAAGCCCGACAGCCTGCGGCGCGCGCTCGTCGCCGCGGTTCCCGCGCTCGGCGCCACGCCGGACAAGCTGACCGTGCGCATCGAGCAAGGCACGATCGCCGCGACCGGCACCCTGTCCGCGTCATTCGAATACCGGTACGTCGCGCGCGTGCTCGTCACGGATTTCACCGGCGACACGGATCCCGTATTCGTCGCGCTGGTCGACTGGGTGCGCGCGAACCAGCCCGATCTCGTGACCAACCCCGCGGCGCAGGCGAGCGGCATCGTCTTCGAGGCGATCGCGCGCGAACCGGCCGCGACCGACCTGTCGATCCGGCTCGCGTTGACGGAAAGCGTCGTCGTGACCACCGGGCCGGACGGCCAGCGCGTCGTCACGCACGTCGACGATACGCAGGCTGATGCGCACGACACGCTGACGTGGGTGGCCATGCCGCAGCGAGGCGCCGCATGACGACGTCCGCGCTCATCGACCTGTCGAGCCTGCCGGTGCCCGATGCGCTCGACGCACTCGATTTCGAAACGCTGTATGCGCGCCGCAAGGCCGCGCTGATCGCGCTCTGGCCGACGCCGGAGCAGGCGGAAATCGCCGCGACGGTGGCGCTCGAATCCGAGCCGCTCGCGCGCCTGCTGCAGGAGAACTGCTATCGCGAGCTCGTGATGCGCCAGCGCATCAACGATGCCGTGCGCGCCGTGATGCTCGCGTATGCGCAAGGCAGCGACCTCGACCAGCGCGCGGCGCTGTTCGGGATCCAGCGGCTCGTCGTCACGCCCGCCGACCCGGCCAACGACATTCCGGCCGTCTACGAGGACGACGACGCGCTGCGCCGCCGCATCCAGCTCGCGCCGCAGGGTTTCAGCGTGGCCGGCCCGTCCGCCGCGTACGAGTCGAAGGCGCTCGCCGTCGACGGCCGCCTGCTCGATGCGAAGGCCACGCGCCCGCAGCCGGGCGACGTGCTCGTCACGCTGCTGTCGCGCGACGGCGACGGCACCGCCGACGACGCGCTCTGCCGCAAGGTCGAAGCCGCGCTCGCGGCGGAGGATCAACGGCCGCTGAACGACACCGTGCTCGCGCGGCCCGCGGAGATCGTCCGCTACCGGATCCGCGCGAAGGGCTACACGCGCTCGGCGGTCGGCGCCGACGTGCTGATCGCGCAGGCGACGAAAAACGCCCGCGCGTATGCGGACAAGGTGCGCCGGCTCGGCGTCGGCGTCGCGGAATCGGCGATCAAGGGGGTTTGCCAGGCCGCCGGGCTGTCGCGCACGGAACTGATCGAGCCGGCCGGCGACCTGCCGATCGGCCCGACGCAGGCGTCGTTCTGCGTCGACGTCGTCATCGAGTACGGCGGCATCTATGTCTGAGCTGCTGCCGCCGAACGCGACGCCGCTCGAGCGGCGCGCCGCGACGGCGCTCGCCGCGAGCGTCGACCTGCCGGTGCCGGTGCGCGGCTACTGGAACCCGGACGACTGCCCGGCGGCGTTGCTGCCGTATCTCGCGGCCGAGGTGTCGGTCGACGGGTGGGAGCTCGCCGAGTCGGACGACGCGCGCCGCGCGCTGATCCGCTCGGCGATCGCGCTGCACCAGAAGCGCGGCACGCCGTGGGCCATTCGCGAAGTGATCCGCCGGCTCGGCTTCGGCGAGGTGACGATCGTCGAAGGCCGGCGCGTGCGGCGTCGGAACGGTTCGGCCCGGTACAACGGCGACTACGTGCACGGCCGCGAAACGGCGTGGGCGGAATACATCGTCAAGCTGTCGCGGCCGATCACCCGCGACCAGGCGGACAACCTGAAGGCGGTGCTCGAACGCTACGCGCCGCGACGCTCGATGCTCGCGTCGCTCGACTATCGCGAGGCACCGATTCGCTACAACGGCTTCGCACGCCGCGATGGCCAGTACAACAGAGGGAGTATCAACGCATGACTGATCTGGTTGAAAGCTCGAGCTGGACGCCCGGTATTCGTCAGTTCGAAACGTCCGATCCGGTGGAGGGTGGGCCGGACGGGATCGATAACGTGCCGCTGCGGCAGCTGGCGAATCGGACGCGGTTCTTGAAGGACAGGCAGGAGGCGCACGAGGGCGCCGTCGATCCGTATCCGCAATACGCGACGAAAGCGGATCTCGCGCAGAAGGTGGCGGCGCTCGTCGATCAGTCGCCCGAGGCGCTCAATACGCTCAGGGAGCTGGCGAACGCGCTCGGCAATGATCCGAGCTTCGCGACGACGGTGACGAATGCGTTGGCGCAGAAGGCGCCGATTGAGTCGCCGGTTTTTACGGGGACGCCGAAGGGGACGACGCCGGCGCAGTTCGACAGCAGCACAAAGCTGGCGTCGACGGCGTTCGTGCAGGCATCGCTTGGCAACATGCGCGGCAGCTACACGACCTCGACCAGCGGGATATTGGGCGCAGCACAAGCCGGCATGCAGGTGTATGTCCTGGCGCCCGGCACGACCCAGACGATCAACTTCGCGGAACTGAAGGACGGCGTGCGGATGATCGTCTACGCCAACTACACCGCTGCAGGACCGACGACGTTGGCGATCAACGGATCGGCAAAGTTTGTCGCCGTGACAAGGATGATGGACCCGACCATCACGCTGAATCCCGGTGACGCGATCTCGTTCGTCGTCGACGCGTCAAACATCAATATCGAAGTGACAACGGCGAACTTGCGGTATTCGGCTGGGTTTGGCGCAAGCCTCTCGCCCAACGGTTATCAGAAGCTGCCGAGCGGATTGATTCTCCAGTGGGGCTATACCGCCGTTCAAGCAAGTTCGCTTCTAACTGTTCCTCTGCCGATCACCTTTCCAAACGCGAACTTCGGCGTAGCGTGCGCAGCGGACGATCCTGCGGCGAATGGGACTCAATACCGATGGACGGCCGGTGCGCGCACGCGCTCGACCATCAACATCGTCAATAACTGGCCAAGCGGGCCCATTGGCGGCTCGTGGATTGCTTGGGGGATTTAAGGCATGGGACAAAAGCAAGCGGCATACGACGCGAAAAGCAGAATCGTTGCCTTCTACGATACGGTCGACAGTCCCGCCCCACCGGGCGCAAACGTCGTCGACATTACGGACGACGAGTGGCGTGAATTGATCGTCGGTCAGTCACGCGGGAAGCTAGGAATACTGGACGTGAATATGCGTCCGGTGCTGATCGACGCACCAGCGCCGACACGTGACGACGTGGCCGCATCCATACGCGGTAAGCGCGACTCGGCAATGAGCGCGACCGACTGGCTCGTATCGCGTCACCAGGACGAAAAGCTGATCGCCAACGGCACGACGCTGACGGCTGCACAGTTCTCGGCGCTCATCAAATATCGTCAAGAACTGCGCAATCTCAGCGATGCGGACGGTTGGCCCTACGTCGCCCTTCCGCCGGCGCCCGATTTCGTGGCCGAGATGGCTTAAGCGCCACCGCTCCCGCCCCCCGATCCGCATCATCCCGACGGCTGTCGTCGGTATCGCCGACGACGCCTTCGCACTCCCTCCCAACACGTCGGTCCTTCTGACCGACGTTCTCGCCACGCCCGGCCAGGTCGGCACGCTATGCCGCACGATTTCGCGTGCGAGCTCGATCAGCTTCTCTGTCACTCGCCACTTCGGGTAAATACGTCGGCGCCGACATGCAGTACCACGCCCATGCATCACGACGCACCAACGCAATGAACCGGGCCTGCTGCACACATCAAGACCACAGCACTACGCGTCTCGACGTCCTGTGCCCCCACCACGATTCCGCGAAACGTCGGCCCGATGGTCCACGTAACCCGTCGAACAAGATGCCGTGTCGAACGCAGACACGACATCGGTCATCCCATCGCTCGATTTGCCGCTCTCGACACGCATCACCGCCCACACCTCCCCCCCTTCCGTCCTCACCTCCACCACACACGCAATCGCTCGCCCCCCACGCCTCCCCCCGGCACCATTGACCCCATGGACGCTAACGAAACTCAACGGCAGGCACGCAACGCGGTGCGCAAGGGAACGATCCTCGCGATCGACCATGCGCGCGCGTTGTGCCGCGTCTCGGTGGGCGACCCCGACACCGACGGCGGCGGCCTGCAGACCAACTGGATTCCGTGGATCGCCTGCGCGGCCGGCACGACGCGCGACTGGCTGCCGCCGAGCGTCGGCGAGCAGGTCGTCCTGCTCTGCCCGATGGGCGATCCGGCGCAGGGCGTCGCGCTGCGCGGCCTCTTTTCCGACGCCGCACCTGCGCCGGCATCGAGCCCCGACACGCACACGCGCGTCTACCCCGACGGCGCATCGATCGAATACGACCACGCCGCGCATGCGCTGAAGGCCTCGCTGCCGGCCGGCGCGACCGTGCTCGTCGTCGCGCCCGAATCGGTCGTCGTGCAGACCAAGGCCGCGACCGTGCAGGCCGAGACCATCACGCTCGACGCGCAGCAGACGACCTGCACCGGCGCGATGACGGTCAAGGGCCCGTTCGCGTTCGAAGCCGGCATGACCGGCACGGGCGGTGCGGGCGGCGGCGCCACGATGCAGATCGACGGCGCGGCCACCTTCACGCGCGAAGTGACGTCGCAAGGCATCAGCCTGCCGCATCACAAGCACCGCGAACAAGGCGATGGACAACTGGTGAGCGAACCGCAATGAAAGGCATGAACGCAAACACCGGCCGCTCGATCTCGGGCCTCGGCCACTTCTACCAGTCGATCGGCAAGATCGTGACGACGCCGCTCGCGTCGTGCGTGATGCGCCGCACGTTCGGCTCCGAGCTGCCCGACCTGATCGATGCGCCGGGCAACGGCGCGGTGCGCACGCGCCTGTACGCGGCGATCGCGACCGCGCTGATGCGCTGGGAGCCGCGCCTCACGCTCACCCGCGTCGTGCTCTCGTCCGACGACGCGGACGCGGCATCCGGCACGGTCTATCTCGACATCGAAGGCTGGACGAGCGAGAGCGGCGCGGCCGTGTCGACGCGCGTGCCGGTCGCACACGGGAGCGCGGCATGAGCGTGACCCCGATCGACCTGTCGCAGCTGCCGTCGCCCGACGTCGTCGAGACGCTCGCCTACGAAGCGCTGCTGGCCGAGCGCAAGGCGCGGCTCGTCGCGCTGTACCCGGCGGACGAACAAGCGGAGATCGCCGCCACGCTCGCGCTCGAATCGGAGCCGATGGTGCGGCTGCTGCAGGAGAACGCCTACCGCGAGCTCGTGCTGCGCCAGCGCGTGAACGACGCGGCGCGCGCGGTGATGCTCGCGTACGCAACGGGCCGCGACCTCGACAATCTCGCGGCACTGTTCGGCATCGAACGCCTGACGATCACGCCCGCCGACCCGGAGCACGACATCGAGGCCGTCATGGAAAGCGACACCGATCTGCGCGCCCGCACGCAGCTCGCGCCGCAGCGCTTCTCCGTCGCCGGCCCCGAGGGCGCATACGTGTCGCATGCGCGCAATGCGGACGGTGGCGTGCTCGACGCGTCGGCGGTCAGCCCCGCGCCGTGCGAAGTGCTCGTCACGGTGCTCGCGCGCGGCGGCGACGGCACCGCGGATCCTGCGCTGCTCAAGGCCGTGACGGCCGCGCTGCAGGCCGACGACGTGCGCCCGCTCACCGACAAGGTGACGGTGCGCGGCGCGGAGGTGCTGCGCTACGCGATCCGCGCGCGCCTGGTGTTCTTCGCCGGCCCCGATCGCGCCGTCGCGCTCGCGCAGGCCAACAAGGCGATGCGCAAGTACGCGGACGACATGCACCGGCTCGGCATGGAAGTCACGCTGGACGGCATCTACGCGGCCGCCCGCGCGGCTGGCGTGCAGAAGGTGATCCTCGAAAGCCCGCTCGCCGGCATTCCGGCGACCAGGCAGCAGGCGCCCTACTGCACCGGGATCGAGCTGATCGACGGCGGGGTGTACGGCAATGAATGACATCCTGCCGCCGAACGCGACCCGGCTCGAGCGCAAGCTCGCGGCCGTGAACGCCCGCATCGACGACGTGCGCACGCCGCTCGCGACGCTGATGAACCCCGACGCGATCCGGCTCGACCTGCTGCCGTGGCTTGCGTGGCACCTCGGCGTCGACGCGTGGAAGGGCTACTGGCCCGAGCACGTGAAGCGCGCGCGCGTCCGCGAGGCGATTCCGATCGCGCGCCGCAAGGGCACCGCCGCGGCCGTGCGCGACGTCGTCGCGACCTTCGGCGGCAACCTCGTGCTGCGCGAATGGTTCGAGCAGAACCCGCCGGGCCGGCCCGGCACGTTCGACATCGTGATGACGGTCAGCGGCCAGGAGGGCGAACCGCCGACCGCCGAATACGTCGCCGACATCCTCGCGGAAATCGACCGGACCAAGCCGGTACGGGCGCACTACACGTTCACGCAGGGCTTCGCGATGCGGGGCCGGCAACGCGTGGGCGCCACTGCACGCGTGGCGGCCTATCGCCGCCTGAACCTCACCGACTACTGACCGCACATGGCAACCCAGATCATCATCACCGACGCCGGCCGCGCAGCGCTGGTCGCACCCGGCAACGGCGGCACCAGCGCCCGCCAGGTCGTGGAAATCGGCCTGGCGAACGCGCCGTTCGTCGCCGACAAGGGGCTCGTGAAGCTGCCGAACGAGCTGAAGCGCATCACGACGTTCGGCGGCGCCAACATCGCGCCGGACACGATCCACGCGACGCTGAAGGACGACACGGCGGACCAGTACTCGCTGTACGGGTTCGGCCTCTACCTCGAGAACGGCGTGCTGCTGGCCGCCTACGGGCAGGCGACGCCGATCATGGAGAAGTCGCCGGCCGCGCTGCTGCTGCTGTCGACCGACATGCAGTTCGCGACGATCGACGCGACGCAGCTCGTGTTCGGTGATGCGTCGTTCCTGAACCCGCCGGCGACGACCGAGCGGCAGGGGGTGGTCGAGCTGGCGACGCAGGCGGAGGTGAACAACGGCGCCGACGAGACACGCGTGCTGACGCCGAAGACCGCGGCGTCGCGGTACGCGGCACTGACCGGCGCGAAGTTCACCGGCCCGATCGTCACCGAGTTCGATGCAGGTCCGGACACCGCGCACGTCACCGTTCGCCCGCCGTCCGGCAAGACCGGCCGGGAAAGCCGCGTGCGCCTGCACGGCACGTTCGGCGCCAACAACGCCGATACCGGCACGCGTCTGGTCGCGACGGTGCGGGCAGGCTTCGACAACGGGGCATGGGGGCGCGAATACGTCGATCTGTGGCTCAACAAGACCGCCAACGATCCCGAGACCGATGCGAACCAGGCGCGCGCCGTGCGTGTCACGTACGGCGGTCGCGTGCTGGTCGGCGACGTCAGCGATGACGGCTCGAATCTGCTCCAGGTAAGTGGCGGGGCAAAGTTCGGCTGGGCGTCGGCGGGCTATTTGGCTATCGACAATGGCGCGAGCTGGTCCACGCTATACCTCAAGAACGGCGGAAAGAATCGCTGGACGCTCGGTAAGTCGGATGCAGACGACTTCGCGGTCTCTGCATTCGCCGACGACGGCACGACGCAAAGCCGCGTGCTGGATATTTCGCGGACGACGCAGGTAGCGAACTTCACGAAGCGGCCGACCTTCGCCGGCGCAACCCCCTGGGACAGCGCCAACCTCAATCCGGCGCAGTTTGTGGCAGACGCCGTGCTGACCGCGTTGGTCGGTCAGATCGTCTTCGAACCTCGCACGACGGTACGAGCCGGCTTTCTGAAGGCGAACGGCGCGCTCGTGAACCGCGCGGACTATCCGCGTCTGTGGGCGTATGCGCAGGCGAGCGGCGCGCTCTTGTCAGAGGCTGATTGGGGGAAAAGTCGATCGGGTTGCTTCGGAATGGGGGATGGCGCAACGACTTTTCGCCTTCCGGAGCTTCGAGGCGAATTCATTCGCTGTTGGGATGACGCGCGCGGCGTCGACGGCAATCGTGAAATCGGCTCACTGCAGAACTCGGCAAACCTATCACACGCGCACGGCGCTTCGGCGTCAGCGGGGGGCGATCACGTGCACTCGGCCTGGACCGACACGCAGGGCTGGCACGGTCACCACGGATGGACTGCCGGCGTGGGCGATCACCAGCACGTCTCGCCGTGGGGTGAAAACTCGTCGGCCTACGCCCCGCCTTGGGGAACGTGGGGAGGCAACGACAAGCGTGGCTCCCAAGGCAATGACGCCGACAACACGTGGGGAATGACGAGCCCGGCCGGCAATCACAACCACGAATTCAACACGGACGGCGCCGGCAATCACGGCCACAACGTCGGCATCGGCTGGGCCGGCAATCACGCCCACAACATCACCGTCAACGCTGACGGCGCTAGCGAAGCGCGCCCCCGCAACGTCGCGCTGCTCGCCATGATCCGCGCCTATTAACCTGGATACCGAACCATGCTGATCCATCACTACAGTCAATCGACCGGCGAATACCTCAGCAGCAGCCAGGCCGATGCCGACCCGCGCAACGACCAACGCTGGCTCATCCCCGCATGGGCAACCGTCGACGCGCCGCCGCCGCGCACGCCGACCACCTGGCCGTTCTATCGCGACGACGCGTGGATCCTCCTGCCGGACTTTCGTGGCCGTGTCTGCTATCGCACCGATACCGGCGAGCCCGTCGAAATCACCGTCGCGGGCAAGACCCCCGACGAACTCGGACTGACCACCGAGCCGCGCCCGTCGCCGCGCCACGCATGGATCAACGGCGCCTGGACCGTACCGCCCGAGCTGATCGAGCAGGAGAAGCGCGCCGCGGCGATGGCCGAGTTCGAACGACGGCTCGAAACCGCACGCAAGGCGAACGCCGGCAAAGCCGATGCCTACGCCGCGGGCCTGCTCGACGACGAAGGCATCTACTACTTCAAGGCTTGGTCCGCGTACCAGATGGCACTCGTCTCGGCGATCCAGGCGGAGACGTTCCCGGATGCCGTGACGTGGCCCGCCACGCCGGCGCCGTACGTGCCGCCTCCGCCTGCCCCGCCCGCCGAGCCAGCCACACCCGCAGTTCCGGTCGCGGATAGCGCGGCCTGATCCGCCCGGGAATCCTCCCGTTTCTCTCACTTGACCACATAGGAGTCGCACACCATGCCGCAGGATTACCACCACGGCGTACGCGTCATCGAAATCAACGAAGGCAGCCGTCCGATCCGCACGATCTCGACGGCCGTCGTCGGCATCGTCTGCACGGCCGACGACGCCGACGCCGCCGCCTTCCCGCTCAACACGCCGGTCCTCCTGACCAACGTCGTCGCCGCGCTCGGCAAGGCCGGCAAGAAAGGCACGCTGCGCCGCACGCTCGACGCGATCGGCCGACAGACCAAGCCCGTCACGATCGTCGTGCGCGTCGCCGAAGGCAAGGACGCCGCCGAAACGAACACCAACGTGATCGGTGCCGTCACCGCCGACGGCAAGTACACCGGCATGAAGGCGCTGCTCACCGCGCAGGCGCGCTTCGGCGTGAAGCCGCGCATCCTCGCGGCGCCGGGCCTCGACACGCAGCCGGTCGCCGCCGCGTTCGCGACGATCGCGCAATCGCTGCGCGCGTTCGCGTACGTGTCGGCCAACGGCGCCAGGACGAAGGAAGAAGCCGTTGCATATCGCAAGCAGTTCAGCCAGCGCGAAATCATGGTGATCTGGCCGGATTTCCTCGCGTGGGACGACACGACCAACTCGACCGTCGTCGTGCCGGCCACCGCGTACGCCGCGGGCCTGCGCGCGAAGATCGACAACGACACGGGCTGGCACAAGACGCTGTCGAACGTCGGCGTGAACGGCGTGACGGGCATCAGCGCGGACGTGTCGTGGGATCTGCAGGATCCGGCGACCGACGCGGGCTTCCTGAACGAGCAGGACGTCACCACGCTCGTGAACCGCAACGGCTTCCGCTTCTGGGGCTCGCGCACGTGCTCGGACGATCCGCTGTTCGCGTTCGAGAACTACACGCGCACCGCGCACGTGATCGCCGATTCGATCGCCGAAGCGCAGATGACGATCATCGACGGCCCGCTCAACCCGTCGCTGCCGCGCGACATCATCGAGACCATCAACGGCAAGTTCCGTGAATGGACGTCGCAGGGCTACCTGATCGGCGGCTCGGCCTGGTACGACCCGGAGCCGAACACCACCGACGTGCTGAAGTCCGGCAAGGCGTACATCGACTACGAATACACGCCGGTGCCGCCGCTTGAAAACCTGATGCTGCGCCAGCGCATCACCGACCGCTATCTCGCCGATTTCGCCACGCGCGTCAGCGCCTGACGTCCGGCCTCACCAGGAGTCACACACAATGGGTATGCCTCGCAAACTCAAGGGATTCAACCTGTTCCAGAACGGCGAGAACTTCGTCGGCCAGGTTGTCGACGTCACGCTGCCGAAGCTCACGCGCAAGATGGAGGACTATCAGGCCGGCGGCATGAACGGCCCGATCAAGATCGACATGGGCCAGGAAGCGATCCAGATCGAATGGACCTGCGGCGGCTTCATGCGCTCGGTGCTCAGCCAGTATGCGATCACGAAGCACGACGGCGTGCTGCTGCGCTTCGCCGGCGGCTACCAGGCCGCGGATTCGACCAGCGTCGACGCGATCGAGATCATCATCAAGGGCCGTCACAGCGTGATCGACATGGGCACGGCGAAGACCAAGGACGAGAACGCGTTCAAGGTCACGACCGTCGCCAGCTACTACAAGCTGTCCGTCAACGGCGAGGACCTGATCGAGATCGACTTCATCAACATGGTCGAGAAGGTCAACGGCAACGACCTGTTCTCGGCACTGCGCAAGGCGATCGGCCTGTAATCCCGCGCCCGGCCGGCTCCACCGGCCGGGCCTGAACCCGCGTCACCCCCTTCTTATCCGACAGGACCACCATGAACCCGATTCAATCCGACGACCCGGCCGTGACCGACCTGCAGGCCGCCGCACCCGCCGCCGTGAGCGCACCTGCCGCAGTGGCCGCAGCGCCCGCGCAGGACGATCCGGCCACGCATACGCTCGACACCCCGCTCGTGCGCGGCAACCAGACGATCGACGCGATCACGCTGCGCAAGCCGAAAGCGGGCGAGCTGCGCGGCGTGTCGCTGTCCGATCTCGTCAGCCTCGACGTCGCCGCGCTGTCGAAGGTGCTGCCGCGCATCAGCACGCCGATGCTCACGGAAGCCGATGTCGCGAACATCGACCCCGCCGACCTCGTGCAACTGGGGGGCATCTTCGCCGGTTTTTTGATGCCGAAGGCCGTGAAATCCCGACTGGCCTCCCAGACCGCATAGAAGACCCGATGGCAGACATCGCGACGGTGTTCGGCTGGACCCCGCCCGTGATGGATGCCTTCAGCCTGGCCGAGCTGATGGACTGGCGCGAGCGCGCACGCGTGCGCGCCGGCGCCGAATGAGCGAAACGATCGACGATGGACAACACCCTGAAACTGCGCGTCATGCTCGACATGGTCGACAACATGACGAAGCCCCTGCAAATGATCCTGACCGGCAACAAGGGGCTGGCCGACTCGCTGAAGGCAAGCCGACGCGAGCTGGATGAGATGGCGACGACGCAGCAGCGCGTCGGCGAGTTTCGCGAGATGCGCCGCGGCCTCGCCGATACCGAAACGGCGCTCAAGGGCGCGCGCGCACGCGTCGATGCGCTCGGCCAGGCGCTGAACGCGTCCGGCCCGCCGTCGCGCCGGATGATCCAGGATTTCGAGAGCGCGCGACGCGCGGCCGCGGACCTGGCGGCCACGCACGACCGGCAGGCCGCCAGCGTGGGGCAGTTGCGCGCGCAGCTCGCCGGCGCGGGCATCGACACACGCAACCTGTCGCGCGACGAGCGCAACCTGCGCGACACCATGGCGTCGCGCCGGTCGATGATCGACGCCGGCGTGCGCGGCTACGACGCCGAGCGCGAGCAGCGCGCCGAAGCCCGGCGCGCGCGGATCGAATCGCTGCGCGGCGTCGGCGAGAAGATGGCCGCGCGCGGCAAGGCCATCACCGGCACCGGCAAGGAGATGTTCGGCATGCTGTCCGAGCCGATCGACACCGCGAAACAGGCCGAAAGCGAGGCGCTGCGCATCCGCGCGATGGGCGCGTCGGCCGACGCGGTGAAGTTCGCGCGCGCGCAGCAGGCGTACGGCCAGTCGACCGTCGACAACCTGACCCTGATGCGCGAGGCGCTGGCGGAAGTGGGCGGCGACGAGGCGCGCGCCAAGGTCGCGATGCCGCTGCTCGCGGACATGAAGTTCGCGAACGAATCGCTGTACGGCAAGGACGAGGGAAAGAAGATCGTCGAAAAGTTCATCAGCATGATGAAGGTGATCGACCTGCGCGGCGGCACCAAGGACGAGGCGGCGTTCGGCGCCGAAGCGGACATCGTGCAGAAGATGATGACGGCGACCGGCGCCAAGGTCAGCGGCGACGAGTGGGGCAAGTTCGCCGACGAGGGCGGCGACGCCGCCAAGAAGCTGCGCACGGACGCGTTCTACTACCAGATGCAGCCGATCATCGAGAAGCTGGGCGGAAAGGCGGCCGGCCAGGGCCTCGCGGCGCTCTTCAAGAGCAAGGCGAGCGCGCCCGCCGTGCAGCAGCTGACGGCGCTCGGCCTGGTCGATCCGAAGCTCGTCGAACACAACAAGAACGGCAAGATCACCGGGCTCAAGTCCGGCGCGCTGACGGGCAGCGACAAGCTGCAGAAGTCGCCGCTCGAGTGGCTCGAACAGGAGCTGCTGCCGAAGCTCGCCGCCAAGGGGATCACCAGCCCCGAGAAGATCAAGGACACGATCGCGAAACTGTTCCCCGACCAGGCCGCGGGCAAGCTGCTCACGACGCTGTACGAGCAGCGCGAGCAGATCCACGACACCGAGAAGCAGGCCGCCGCCACCGACGGCATCGGCGCGATGAAGGCGAAAGGCATGGAGTCGACGCAGGGCCGCGAGCTTGCGATGTACGCGCAGCTGCGCGACCTGAAGCTCGAGATCGGCGAGCGGGTCACGCCGATCTACAACAAGGCGCTCGACCTCACGGCAACCGCGATCGGGAAGGTCGTCGGGTTCATGCGCGAGCACCGCACGGCCGCGAACGTGATCGTCACCACGCTGACGGTGCTTGCCGGGCTGTTCGTCGCGGTCGGCACGCTCGCCAGCGTGTTCGGCACCGTGCTCGGATCGATCGCGGTGCTGCGCTTCGCGATGTCGATGGTCAGCGCGCTCAACATGATCAGGGTGGCGGTGGCGACAAATCCGCTGCTGCTTTTCTTCAGCGCGCTTGCAATGATCGCGGTCTACATCTGGCAGCACTGGGACACGCTCGGCCCGATGTTCATCGCGACGTGGGAAGGGATCAAGGGCGCGTTCGGCGCGGCAGTCGACTGGATCGCCGCGAAATGGGCCGCCACCGTCGAGTGGGTGACGGGCGCGGTGGGCGGCATCAGCGACTGGTTCAGCGGCCTCGGCGCCGGCTTGATGGAAATCGGCAGCGGCATGATTACCGCGCTGATCGACGGCATCACGAATCGCCTTGGCGCGCTGAAGGACACGATCGGCAACCTGGGCACCTCGGCGCTCGGCTGGCTCCGGGAAAAGCTCGGCCTGCAGGCGTCGGACGCGGCCGGCGACGGCGCGGCGGCCGGCGCCGCACGCGCCGCACGCACCGTCGGCACGATCGCGACCGCCGCAAGCCTGGTCGGCACGCCCGCCTTCGCCGCCAACTCGCCCGCTGCCACCGGGCCGCTGGCGCGCTTCAATACGTCGCTCGACTACCACCAGCCGCTCAGGGCGCCGGCCGCCGCGAGCGCCGTGCCCGCGTCCGGCCCGGTCACCATCAACATCACGACGCCGCCGGGCGCCAACGAGCAAGACTTCGTTCGCGCGATGCGCGCCGAGATGGACCGCCGCGAACGCGAGAAGGCCATGCGCGCCGGCTCGCGCCTGTCCGATTGATTGTCCGCTGCAAGGAAAGGAAACCTGCCCATGATGATGTCGCTCAACCAGTTCGTCTTCAGCCTGGCGACTGCGCCGTACCGGGAGCTCAAGCGCCAGCGCAGCTGGAAGCACCCGACCAGCTCGCGCATCGGCGTGCGCGATGCGAGCCAGTTCGCCGGCGTCGGCAATGACACGATCACCCTGTCCGGCTCGGTCGCGCCCGACAACGGCATCGGCGAGATCGCGTCGGTCGAGGCGCTCGCGCAGATGGGCGACGTCGGCGATGCCTACGTGCTCGTCGACGGCCAGGGCTATGTCTACGGCGCGTACGTCATCGAGTCGATGGACGTGACGGGCACGTATCACACGAAGGAAGGCGTGCCGCGCAAGATCGACTTCAACCTGACGCTCAAGCGCGTCGACGACAGCGCGCTGGCCGCACCGCCGCCAGCAGAAGACGACAACGCACCGGGCGACGCACCGCCGGCGAAGCACGACGGAGCATCCGACCGATGAGCACCTTCGACTGCAAGCCGGGCCAACACCCGCCCCGCACCGGGCGCGTCCAGCCGCAGGCCGACTACCGGATCACGCTCGACGGCCGCGACCTGTCGCGCCTGATCGCGCCGAATCTGGTCAGCCTGCAACTGACGGAATCGCGGGCCGACGAAGCCGACACGCTCGAGCTGACGGTCGACGACACGCGCAACGCGTTCGCGATTCCGCTGCGCGGCGCGAACATCGATGTGTCGATCGGCTGGGTCGGCGAGCCGCTCGTCGACAAGGGCAAGTTCACCGTCGACACGGTCGAGCACACCGGCGCGCCGGACACCATCCGGATCACGGCGCGCTCGGCATCGATGACGAACGGCATGCAGGAGCGCCGCGAAAAGAGCTGGCACCAGCAGACGATCGGCGCGATCGTGCAGGCCATCGCGGCGCGCCACGGGCTGAAGACGGCCATCGACGCGACGCTCGCGCAGATCCTGATCGAGCACATCGACCAGACGCACGAATCCGACCTGTCGTTCCTGACGCGCCTCGCGAAGCGCTACGACGCCGTGATGACCGTGAAGACCCGCCACCTGCTGTTCCTGCCGATCGGCGGCGGCAAGACGGCGAGCGGCAGGCCGCTCGACGTGCTGCCGCTCACGCGCGCGAGCGGCGACCAGCATCACTACAAGATCGAGCAGCGCGACAGCTACGCGGCCGTGCGCGCGAACTACCACTCGAACGGCAAGGCGCAGCGCAAGTCGGTGGTGGTCGGCGACGAGAAGGGCAAGAACACGAAGGTGCTGCCGCAGGACTATGCGACCGAAGCGGAAGCGCGCGCGGCCGCGCAGGCCGAATTCAGGCGCATCCAGCGCCTTCAGGCGACGATGACCTACGCGCTCGCGCTCGGCCGGCCCGAGCTGTTTCCGGAGATGCCCGTCAGCGTGTCGGGGTTCAAGCCGGAAATCGACGACACGCCGTGGCTCGTGAAGAAGGCGACGCACAAGTTCGCCGATACGGGCTTCACGACGGAACTCGAACTCGAGGTGCGCGACGATTCGAAGAACAAGAAGGACAAGCAGGACAAGTCGCACCGCAAGCCGGCCGGCAAGCCCTGACGGCGCGCCGTTCGATCGGGCACGCGGGGCATTCAGGCGAGGGGGAAAGGCGCGGAAACGCGCGACTGACGTGTGGAGGGAAGAAGGGCCGGACGGAAAGCCGGCCTGCGTGGCGATTCCGGAACCCGTTCGCGTGGCGCAGCGCACGCGCAGCCGGGAGCGGGCGCCGCTCGTCGTCGCGTAACCCGGTCGCGACGGTGCGGCTTGGTCGACGCTCAGCGCGCCTGCTGGCTCACGCCGAGATTCAGGCGCGCGTCTCGCCCGTCGTCGGGCGGCGCCAGCGTGGCGCGCGCATTGCGCAGGTTCGCCATCGCCTGCAACGCGGCCTCGAGCACCTGGCCGACCGACTGCATCGCGCAGTCGATCGCGGCATGCGCGTCGGCCCGTTCGTCGTCGGTCAGGTTCGTACGACATTGCGGCGAGAACGCCGGCGCCCCGCCTGTGTCCGCATGATGATCAGCAGGCGCCGCCGCGCCAGTCGTACTGTTGTTGTGCTGCATGTCGCTGTTCATTCTTCCGGTCTCCACAAACACAATCATCGACCGCAAGGCCGCCCGACACGACGGGGTAGCCTCGGAATTCCCACCGTCGCCAGCCTCACCGGCTTTCAGAATGCTAAACCAATACTGTATGGATATACAGTGATTGTTCGGATTTTATCCGATGTGTCAGGAGCATGTTTTCAGACTTGAGCACGCCGCGACCTGCCCGGTTCGGGCCGATGGCCGACGGGTTCCCGGCCGCTCGCCGGCGCGCCGGCGAACGCGCCGGCCGCGCGCCGCGGCTACTTGCCCGATCCCTTCGCCGCCCGCTCGGCCTTCAGCCGCTCGAGCTCGGCCTTCGCGCGATCGACGTTCTCGGCGGTGCGCTGATCGAGTGCCGCGCGGCGATTCTCCGGCAGGCGCTTCGCGCGCCGCGGCGTGGCCGCCTGCAGCATCGCGCCCGTGTTGATGCAGCTCGTGAGGAACGCATGCAGCGATGCCTTGCCGGCGTCGTTGAGCTGCCGGTACATCGCGAGCACGTCGGCCTCGTCGGCGTCGCGGGCACCCTGCTCCGCCGCCCCGCCGCCGACGGCCCGCTCGCCGGTCAGCACGTAGCCGATGTCGACGCCGATCTCGCGAACGGCCAGCAGATAGGCCGCATCCGGCGCGCGTTCGTCCGACTCATATGCGGACTGCGAGCGTCTCGCGACGCCGCCTACCGTCGCAAACTCGTCCTGGCTGAGCCCGATCCGCAAGCGCTCATCCCGCAAGCGACTTCCGATATGTGCCATAAATTACCCATTAACAATTGACGAGCTGTTTTTTGCTCATTACACTGGCCTTACCGTAACGCAAGACTAACTCTCCAAAGTATACCGACCATGACCACCACCTCAGGCCCGCGCCGTTCGCCGCGCGGCACGATGTCGGACAAGCCCGTCTACGTCGGGCTGACGCCCGCCGAACGCGGCGAACTCGAGCAGCTCGCCGCGCAGCGCAACCGCTCGATGTCGAGCATGGCGCGCGAACTGATCCGCATCGGCGCCAGCCACCTGCGCGCGATCGCCGCGCCCCGCTCGCGCACCGCACGCCGATGAACCTGCGCGCCTTCATGCCCCCCGATCCCGCACGCGCCCGCCTGCACGCCAGATCCGGTGTGCCGATTCTGCCGCGCATCCGCGCGCGTGCCCATTCGCCGATCGGCCAACGTTGCAGCGCGCCGGCACGCCCGCGCGCGGTCTCTCGCCCGGAGTAACACGAAATGCGAATCCTGAACCGCTGCCCGCACTGCCGCACGCGCGCCACCGCGCGCAGCAGCCGTGAAATGTCGCTGACCTTCCGCGAAATCACCTTCCAGTGCACCAACCCCGAGTGCGGCCACACGTACGTCGTGAACATGGAGTTCGCCCGCACGCTGTCGCCGTCCGCGATCCCGAACCTGTCGCTGCAGCTGCCGCTCTCGCCGCACGTGCGCGAGCGCATGGCCGCGCAGCTCGAGCTGCCCGTCTGACGCCGTAGGGCCGGTTCTCGCGAACGACCGGCCGCTGCAGCCCCGCTCCCTGCTGGTCCCTCGCATCGTGCCTGTGCGGCGCGAGGGATTGCTTTTGCCGTCGAAAAGGACACCGATGACCTCGACCCGCCCTGGCCGCGCGATGCGCGAGCCGATGTTTCACCGCTTCGCGCCGCGCACCGGCGCGTTCGCCGGGGAGGCGCGCACATGAACCGCCACCCCGCCCCCGCACCGCACGACGCGGCACTGCGCGCCGCCATCGAGGCGGCCGCCGACGCGCTGAGCTTCGACCACCCGGCCGACAGCGCCGCGCGGCAGTGCGCACTCGCCCGCTTCGTCGCCGCCCTCGGCGATCGCCTCGCGCTCGGCTTCCCGCACGCCGCCGCCGCGCTGCATGCGCTCGCCGCGTCGCCCGCCACCACAGGCAATCCGGCGCACGCGCTGCGCCGTCAATTCGAGCAACAGCAATAAACCCGCAACGACGATGGCCACGATCGACGAACTGAAACAGCGCATCGACCTGCACGACCTCGCCGGCCGCCTCGGCCTGCAGCGCGGCCGCGGCGGCGACAAGGCGCTCTACCACTCGCCGCAGCACGAGGACCGCAGCCCGTCCCTGTCGATCTTCGTGAACCACCCGAAGCACGGCAGCGGCTGGCGCGACCACAGCGCCGACGCCGGCGGCTCGTGCATCGACCTCGTGATGCACGCGCGCGGCGGCACCGTCGCCGACGCCGTGCGCTACCTCCATGACGCCTACGGGATCCCCGCCGACCGGCCGGCGCCGACGGAGCGCCGCGAGAAATCGACCGTCGAATACATCGCCGACCGGTGCCTTGCCGAGCGCGACCGCGTGCGCGCGTACCTCGGCGGCCGCGGCATTGCCGACTCGGCGATCGACGCGGCGCTCGCCGCGCGCACGCTCGGCTTCAACGCGTGGACGAGCCCGAAGGTCGCCGCCGGCGACGTCGGCCACGGCGGCCCGGCTGCCGCGTTCGTGGTGCGCGCGCCCGGCGACGCGCGCGTGGTCGCGGTCGACATGCGCTACGTCGACGCCGCGCTCAACGGCGGCGTGAAGACGCAGACCCAGGGCGACAAAAACGGCTACGGCTGGACCGCCGATGCGCGCCGGCTCGAGCGCGCGAAGCGCGTCTACCTCGTCGAAAGCGCGATCAACGCGCTGTCGGTGGACACCTGCGCGCTGCCCGGCACGGCCGCGCTCGCGCTGCGCGGCCTCGCGAACGTCGACGCGATCGATTTCGCGTTTCTGCGCGGCAAACAGGTCGTGATCTGCCTGGACAATGACGAACCGTTCGCGGACGGCCACCCGCGCGCCGGCCGCCGCCCCGGCCCCGAGGCCGCTTGGGCGCTGTACGAGCGGCTCACGGCGCTGAACATCAGCGCCGTGCTCGTCGACCAGGCCGGCTGGCTCGCCGACCTCGCGGACGGCGAGCAGGCGCAACAGCCCATCAACGACGTGAACGACTACCTGCAGCTGCGCGGCCCGGCCGAGCTGGCGCGCGCGCTCGAGCAGCTCGAACCGTGGCTGATCGCGGGCCTGGCCGGCGACGCCACGCGTCGCGGCCGGCCGCGCATCTTCCTGCCGTCGCACGACTTCGCGCAGTACTGGCGCTTCCGCACGCGGCCGGATTTCACGAGCTACATCACGAAGATGGACCGCAACGAGGAGTCGGGCGTCGAAACGCCCGTGATGACGGACCTGTGCGGCTTCCGCATCGCCGGCATCAGCCGCGTGTCGGTGGCGAGCGCGACGTCGACGATGACGGGCGACGCCGACCAGGCGCCCACCGTCTACTTCGCCGTCTCCGTTCAAGCGCCGCGCCACGGCGCGCAGCTGATCCGCCGCGTGATGCTCGACGACCAGCTGCACAACGTCGACCAGTGGGGCAAGTTCGGCCCGATCTGGGCGCCGGCGCCGTTCAAGCGGATGGTCAACATCCTCGAGCGCGGCGCGGATCTCGGCGCGCGCCAGGCCGCGAATTTCGTCGGGCTCGCGTGGCGCGACGGCCGGCTGATCGTCAACGAAGGCCCCGACTGCTACTTCACCGAAGCGGACAAGCAGTGCCCGTATCACAACCTGACGTTCCCGAGCGGCCCGGTCGGCGACGCGCGCCGCGTGATCACCGCGTACCAGGCGACGTTCCGGCAGAACGCCGCGACCATCCCGCTCGTGTGGGCGCTCGGCGGCCACCTGAAGGCGCTGCTCGGCTTCTGGCCGCACATCACGATCCAGGCGAACAAGGGCGCGGGCAAATCGACGCTGATCAAGCGGCTCGAGCGCTCGCTCGCGTTCACGATGTTCTCCGGGCAATCGCTGCAGACCGAATTCCGGCTGCTGACCAGCATCAGCCACACGAGCCACCCGGTCGGCTGGGAAGAACTGTCCGCGCGCCGGCAGGACGTGATCGACAAGGCGGTCGGGCTGCTGCAGGAGAACTACCAGTACACGGTGACGCGGCGCGGCGCCGAGATGACCGAATACCTGCTGTGCGCGCCCGTGATGCTGGCCGGCGAGGACGTGCCGGTGCGCAGCCTGCTCGGCAAGCTCGTGCGCACGACGCTCACCGGCAAGCGCGGTCCGCTGATGCCGGACGACCTGCCGCGCTTCCCGGTCCGGCAATGGCTCGCGTTCCTCGCGGGCCTCGACCGGCGCGCGGCGCTCGAGCAGTACGCGGCTCTGCGCGACAAGGCGCTGGCTCACTGCCGCGCGAGCGGCGAGGACGACGGCGCGCGGCGCATGGCCGGCAACTACGCGGCCGTCGCGCTCGCATGGCGCTACCTGTGCGAATTCGCCGGCATGGACCCGAGCGAAGGCGACTTCCCGCGCGACCTGATCGCCGAGATGAACGGCCACGTCGCCGAGACGAGCGCCGATCGGGAGCCGTGGGTATGGATCATGGAAACGGTGCTGTCGGAGATCGACGGCGGCAACTACCAGCATCCGTACACGTTCGACACCGTCGACGGCGAGTTCTGCCTGCTGCTGCGCACCGGGCACGTGATGGATCACATCGCGCACACGAGCGCGCTGCGCGACAAGTGGAACGGGCTGCCGGTGAAGTCCGACCGCGTGTTCAAGGCGCAGCTCAAGCACGCGGGCGTGGTCGTCGGCGACAAGGAGGTCGAGCGCCGCATCTATACGCGGCGCGTCGCGCACCTCGTGCCGGTGTCGCTCGAGCGCCTGGCCGCGTTCGGGCTGTACGTCGCGGTGCGCGAGGATCTCGCGACCGATGCGCGGCAAGGAGCGCGCGCATGAGCCGCGTACGGACGATGCAGCGGCTGCGCCGGGGCGGCGCAGGCAGCGCAAAAAACCCGTGGTTTTCGTGGGAGCGCGCGCCTAAGTGCTTGATTTCAGAAGCAAGTGCCGCCACGCGTCACTCGGTTTTCGCCACGGGTCGGGCCGTTTTTGCCACGCGTGCGGTTTCCGTGGCGAGCGCCGTCGCCCCTTTCCTTCTTCTCTCTAATTCATTGAAAAAGAAGAAGAAAGAACCAGGAGAAAGGCAAGAAATCCGTCCGGCGGCCGCGCCACGGGTGATCGACGATTTGCCACGGGTCGGCGCGCCTGCCTGTTTTTCGTGCCACGGGTCGGCAGCGGTATCCACGGCTGACCCGTGGCGCGCCGTGGCATAGATATCCCATAAAAATCATACGGTTATGAAAGCAATGGGCCAGAACCACGAATCCACGGGTTGCGCTGCGTGTGCGCCCCCCGCGCAGGGCGCCGACGCGTCGCCGCTGCACACGATCGACCTGCTCGGCGCGGCGGCGATGCTCGGCGCCCATCCCGAGACGGTGCGCCTGAAAGCCAAAGCCGGCGCGCTGCCGGGCCGCAAGGTCGGCAAGCGCTGGATGTTCTCGACCGTCGCCCTGCAGCGCTACCTCGCCGGAGAATGGCTCCCGCGCGGCGCGCAGGGCGATCAGCAGGAGGAAGTTGAACCATGTCGCTCTACAAACGCAAAACCAGCCCGAACTGGCAATACAAGCTGTACCCCCCTGGCGGCGGAACGCCGGTACAGGGAAGCACTGGCACCAGCAACAAGGAGCAGGCCCAGGAATTCCACGACCGCCTGAAGGTGGACCTGTGGAACCAGGCGCGGCTCGGCAGGAAGCCGCGCTACACGTGGAACGATGCGGTCGTGCGCTACGTCGGCGAGCGCGACGGGCTGCCGAGCCTGGAAACGTCGAAGACGCACCTGCGCTGGCTCGACCGGCACCTCGCCGGCGTCGCGCTGGCCGACATCGACCGCGACCGCGTCGATGCGATCGCGCTGGAGAAACGGCGCGAGCCGCTCGTGATCCGCACGAAGCGCGGGATCGTGACGACCGACCGGACTGCCAGCGCCGGCACGGTGCGCCGCGTGATCGGCGTGTTGAAGGCCGTGCTGAACGCGGCCGTCGAGTGGGAATGGCTGGACCGCGCGCCGGTGACGAAGCGCGCGAAGGTCGTGCAGAAGCGGATCCGCTGGCTGAACCAGGCGGAAGCGGAACGGCTGCTGGCCGAGTTGCCCGGCCACCTGGCCGAGATGGCGCGCTTCAGCCTCGAGACGGGCCTGCGCCGCTCGAACGTGACGGGACTGCAGTGGTCGCAGGTCGACATCGTGCGGCGCGTCGCGTGGATTCACCCGGACCAGGCGAAGGCGAAGAAGGCGATCACGGTGCCGCTGTCGGACACGGCGATCGCGGTGCTGAGCCGCCAGCGCGCGCACGAGCGTGCGCCCGGCTGCACGGACCACGTGTTCGTGTACCAGGGCAAGCCGGTCTACCAGACCGCGACGGCCGCATGGCGCAAGGCGCTGGCACGCGCTCGCATCCGCGATTTCCGCTGGCACGACCTGCGGCACACCTGGGCGAGCTGGCACGTGCAGCGCGGCACGCCGCTCCAGGTGCTGAAGGAGCTGGGCGGCTGGGAAACGATGGAGATGGTGCAGCGGTACGCGCACCTGTCGGCCGATCACCTGGCGCAGTGGGTCACGCCGCTGACGGCCGAGCCCGCGCCGATGCTGGCTGCAATCTAG